ATCAAGATCCCTTGTCAAGGATTGTGCTGCGTCATAATTATACTCTTTTGTTGCCTGTGTTATTACCTGTGCTATCTTGGCCATATACTTGCTAAGCCTCCTTCATTACGTCCAATTCTTCCACCACGAGCTACTCCTGGATGCCAGCCGCCTGGTTTGGATGGAGAACTAGTTCCTCTCACTGAACGATCTCCACCTGGAGGATCATAATGTCCTGGCCGTGAACCCATTGTTAATTGATTTAAATTTGCTTGTGAATAAGGTTTATCCGCTGCTTTTCTAGCTAATAAATTAGCCACTCTAGCTCTATCTTGTCTTTGCTGTCTTGCAGGTGGACTATAATAACCTCCTCGAGCATTCAGTTGATTTAATTGAGCAGCTGAATAACCTCCTGCTGAAGCAACAGCTGGTTTATATTGAAATCTATCTCCCATAAAGTTACCTATACCTTGTCCTATATCTCTACGAACATTTCTAAATCCTTTCATCCATCTTTGTCCCATATTTCCTAAGCCACCCATCCATTTTTCTGGACCAGTTCTCGCGTCTCCTCTGTTAAAATACCTATTATCTCGTCTTAATGCGTTTTGTTCTCGATTAAAATAGTCTGATAAATATTCCGCATCTCTAAATCTTAATGGCACATTTTGTTTTTTAGACGCTACTCTATTTTTAATAGCGTCTAATATTTTTTGTTCATGAGGTAATGGTATGTTTTTGTCTGTAAAAGAAGCCTGCTTAGCTATTGGACCATAAGGTTCAGTTGTATATGGCATATTATACATATCCATTTTTTTAGGAATATTTGGATCAGGAATAGGATATCCGCCTGGTTTATTATACCATTGTCCAGTAGTCTCATCGAAAACAGGATTATCTTGTGCTAAGTCTAAACCCGTAAGAGGTTTAGGAACCTCCGGTAGTGAGCCTATCTGTTCTCGAATCCGTTCTTCTGCCTCTCTAATCCGTTCTTGAAGTCTGTCATTCATAAACTCGTCAAGGTTAATACCTTCATCTCCTAGCACTCCAATTCGTTTAGCTCCACCGCCGCCACCGCCGCCAATCATTTCCATGCCTTTTTTAAAACTACCGCCGCCAGCTTCTTTTATAACTTCTCTCTGTGTGTGTATTTTTATTTTATCTAATTCCAGTTGATAATCTCCTTTGCCATCCCATTCGTATTCCGACTGACGTTTTTCAACTACATCTTGAACTTCCTGCGTCTTCCCTAATTTTCGGATTTGATCATCTAACATTTCACCTGTAACGGTGCCTGCTTTAATTTCTTCTTCGCTAATGCCTTCCTTTGTTCTAAGGTCTTCTTGTCTTTGATAAAACTTTTCTTTCTGTTCTTGTGCTTTTTTTTCAAATTCTTCTCTAGTTGTACCAGCAAACCCAATTCTTCCACCTAAAGCTTTATGGATTCCACTACCATAGGTATCGGTCCAATCACGAGCAATCTCAGGTTCGTTGGCCCATAGGTATCGTCTTTGTTTTGCTGATCTAAATGGCATTATCTCCTTCCGTCCGGTTGTATATCCAGTCTGAATGTTCCAAGTTTCCAGTCCTGCGAAGTGCTGGTATTAGCAATCTTCAAAGAAACTGCACGTGCTCTTGCGCGTGTATCTACCTTAGTGGTTGTTGAATCAATTGTAAAGGGACCTAATGAAGAACTGGCCTGTGAATTATTAGGATAGTCTCTTAAATTTAAAGTAATCTGGGTATCTCCCGTCTGGGAAATAAAGTCAGGGATAAATCTTCTGATTTTCATAAGGAATTCTCCATCTCCTTCGATGGTTGCTCCTCCTTCTTTGGTTAGGGTAATATCGTAATCCCCTGATTCAACATTAGAGGTAATAGCCGTAGTAGTACTTCCAACTATTTGATCGGTTCCTGTTTCATGTTTAAAGTAAGTTGTTCGTCCTTCTGTATTTCCTGTAACATCTGAAGAACTGTTATTACCGGCATCATAAAAAGTTCCATGAGGATTGCCAAAAACGGCTGAATCCACCCACGTGGTTCTTGGAAATAAACTATCGGTGTTGGTTGTCCAGATAGGACGTTCCAAGGTTGAATCAAAATAATTATAGGCAACTACCCGATTAACAACTTCTGAACTTGAAGTAGGGTAGAACCACATAATTTCACCAAATAAATTATTTAAACCTGCATAAACCAATTGACGCGCTGTAGTATTAATATCGTCATAAACATAGTCTTCGACCAGACATTTTAAAGATTCCAGTCTACCTGCATATCTAAAAAAACCATTGTCCGACATCCAATAGGCAGCACCATCGACTTCAATAGCAGCATTCATTCCTAATAATCCACAGTTAGTTCCAGCCTGCGTAAATGCAAAAACAAAAGGAACACCGACAAAACGCATGGTAAAGATAGCCGTATCGGTCCAAACATAGGTAGCATCTCTGCCTCTGACTGCTCCCATAATGGAAGAGCCGTCGGCCAGCCTTTGCGTACCAGCGGTATTGGTTGCTGTAGGAGTATAAGTATTAATATCTTCCCGGTTGGACCATCGAACATACATATCATCTTGAGTGCTTGTATCTCCAATAGTTGTTTCAGTTCCAAAAAATACTAAGTGCCTGTCCGGTGTAGATACCAGCATGTCCCTTGATGCTGTTGGAGCTCCTGAAACAATCGTAGCTCTTGTACTTGTTGCACTTGTTGAATCGGAATCCCATTCAAAACAAGCTCCATTATGAATAAGAGCAATTAATTTTTTACCAAAACTATCCAAGGTCCATAGACCTGGATCAATTACATAATCACCACTGGCTGCTTCACCCCATGCTACATAATCAGAAGTATTCGTAACCGTTGCTCCAGTCAAATGCAACGCTTTGGATGTTCCTCTAACCTCCCGAGTAACACCGGTCAATGTATTTGTACTAATTCCGGTATAACTTATTTCTTCAGAATCAATTTGAATAAAATTAGTTCCGGACGATGGAAATTGAGATGCATCGGTTAAAACAATTGTAGTTGTCGTATCATTAATACCTCCATTTAAAGTTGTAGTAGCTTCACCAGCAACGGTTCCTCCGTATTGTCCTAAACTCCATCCATAACCTGGAGCCTGGGATGCAGGACCTACAGGATAATAAAACTGAACTCTTATTCCTCCCGAAGTTGTCGCTCCGCTTCCAGTTTCTGCTGAAGACATTGTAATAGTAATAGTTGTTGAAGTAGGGGCCGTTGTCACCATAAATTTTATATCATTAAAATCTGCGGCAACATAATTAGAATTAGTGATTGTTGAAAAAGTATCTAAGTAAACTATATCTCCGGCTGTCATTCCATGAGACGTGGCAAATGTAATAGTAACTTCAGTTGAGCCATTAGTTGTTGTAAAGGCACTCGTTAAAGTAGAAGTTGTTTTAATAGGATGAATATCATAAAAAACACCTCCGGAATAAACATATAAAATTCGATTGGTTCCAATAGCTGAATACTTGAATCCAGAACTATTGATGAATTGGTGCATAGCTCTAGCAGCACCCGTTAAAAATTTTTCTCCTAGCTGAGACCATCCCCCCAGTTTTTCAGGGGTTCCATAACGAAACCTGACATTATCTCCTCCCACCCACTGCCTTTCAGCACCGGTCGCGGTAACTTGTTTATTAAATCCGGGTAAAAAATCTACCTTCTGTAACATATAAAACTCCAGATTTTAAATTATACTAGATAGGGGAAGGAATCAAGAGGACTGTTATCTTGCGTTATTGGGTACACCGCTTGAATTGACGAAAGGTGATTCGGCAAATGCGGCATAGATATATGTTTCAGCAACATTTGGATCGCTTGTTACTGATCTTAATTTAAAGCCAGTTGAAAGCAGGTCCACCATATCAGTTGTAGTTTGTGCAGAACTGGTATCAGCATCAATAGAATTATTATCTACATTGTAGCCTAGTCTTTTATTATCAAACATAAACCAAGAACTGGTACTATCAATTGATTTACACATAAGAAATTTTGGTCGAAAACCTGTATAGACAAAGGGTCCATCAGCATTTCCGTTTCCTTCGTACGTGCCGAATTTGCTATAGCCCTGTATAGGTGTAAAACAATAAGCTATATAGCCTTTCGAGGCTCCATTAACACTAGTTTCAGTTCCTAAAGAAAAAAGAACTGAAGTAGGTGTAGTATCATTCCATCTAAGTGTAGATGTCTGCTTAGCTGCAGTTTCATTTAACACCATAAATTGAGTGTTTCCCAATGGTTTCCAATAAGACTGCCAAGCTTCAGCTCCTGTACTTATTAATTTAACAATTACAACCTCTGGTACAGCACCTAAGCCATGAGGAACCAATGCACCAGCAGTATCGTTTCC